GCAATAATCTGTGGGTCCTGCATCTCCCGTTCAGATGCACGGGCTGCAACAATGCGGAGACACTCAAGCCGTATATCGATCAGGCGGTCTACGCTAACCGGGATATGCGATTGCGTAGAGCCGTTCGACTTCCGCTTGTGCTTGGGCGTGGCCTGGGTGTTTGCGGTTTCTGTAGGGTCCGTCTCCATCTATCTGGTACTCCTTGATTTTTGCCATTGCGCTTTGGACATCATGTGATTCTCCTTCAGCTACAACACTGTCACCTGCTGCTGAATTCTCTGACATGCTTACACCTATCTCTGCCAATCCTCGTGATACGGCTGCGTTCCTTGCTGCAAGGTCCCGCAGATCCTGTGCGCTCTCACCAAAGAAACGCTCCAATGTATTCTCCACAGCGCCACGGCGTCGGTCATAATCCGCACCCCATGCGATACGAAGATCGGTTGCGGTCTTTTCCGAAGTCTCCGCTGCTGTCAGGGAAATCTTGTCCAGACGGTCTTTCGTGCTTGCAGACAGATAATTGACAAGCCCCTGTGCCTGATCCTGCGTCAGATCAAGACTGTGCAGTGCGCCCTTGAACTGACCGATAGCGTCTTTGTCCAGCTCAAGGCCTGTTGAATCCAACGTGTAGCTTTCCGCTGATTCAGGTTTGCCCAGCTTTTGATAAAACTTGTTTTTCGAATCGGCATCAGCATCGGCTCCCGGCACTGATACCATGGCCCCGATCTTTTTTTGTGTATCGATAAAGCTCTTGGCCAGTGTACTCACATCCGGAAAATCCTTGAGTGCATCGTGATCGTGCAGGTCTTCTTCAAGATGGTCATTCAATGACATCGTTTATCTCCTTCTTTTCATCGTCTTCTGCCTCATGCTCGAGGACCGACAGGTCTACTTTGGCCAGGCGTCCTATCCTGAGATAGACGTTGCGCTGGCCCTCATTGAAGGCGGTCTTGTCAAAACTGTCAGGAACATAGGACTGTCTTCGGCCAAAAGACCGATACATATCCTTGATAATTTCACGCCCTTGCGGACTTTGAAAAAATGTCTTGTACGCGGAATAGCGTTTAAGACTTTCTTTGGTTGCGGCCATTATTGTAGTGACTGTGCCCTTGCCATGTTTTCTGCGATTTGTGATTGCGCCAGACCCATATCTGTCTGCTGCTGTTGTTGCTGCTGTTGCGCCCTGGCTTCACGCAGTCGCCTCAGATCATCGGGGTTACGCATTGCCTGTTCCGGTACATCGAGGCTTTCGCCGTAGTGCCGTGCAATGACATCCGTATCCACAATATCAAATACAGTCGGGTCCACATTCGCCAGACCAGCCATCGAGTTTACCCAACGGTCCAGCGCCGTGATCTCCGACAACCGTTCTGAACGCGCCAGCGGACCGGAGTAATGAACTTCAACCGAACGTGGCCCCGCATCAATTAACTCTGCCGGAGCTTCTGGAAACGCACCCTTGTCGAGCATAATCCTGAATGACCGCTCGATAAGAGGATTAAGAAATTCAGATTCAATACGCCCGAGTGTCGGACCCAGTACGCGCTGCATCAATTCAACACGGGTTCGTATTTCCTCTGCTGTCATACGATCCGATTGGGGCAGCTCAAGTTGGTCGGCAAAAAATGTCTGGCGAATTTCCTGGGTAAGCTGGTCAAGCTGCACACGCCCGACATCCGGCCTTCCCCTAAATTCATAGAACCACATGGCATTTTTGTCACGGACAACTGTCCCCTTGCCCGGCCTGAGATCAACGGCACCGATAACGCCGTCGTCTTCGGTAAACCACGGGGGATCGATGTGTTTAGCCCAGGCATCAAGATCCAGCTCACTCGCCTTATGCAGTACTTTCAAATCAGGCAGAACCGTATCGCCAGGTCCACGGCCATAACGCTCGTTACTGTTTGTATTCCAACGTGCGACGTAGACAGGGAATTCACGGTAGCCGCCTTCCTGAACAATCTGGTTCCCCTCAAGCGATATATAAAGAGACGCAAAGGGCATGTTCCCTGCATCCCTCTTGTTCTCATCCCTGAGATGGCGCGGAACAATCCAGTGCAGAAAGTTAAAGCGGTCTGAGTTTTGTTTCTCTGCCGACTTGATAACCTTTTCCGGCATCCTTTCGGCCCCGAACTTGTCTATCGCCTGTTGTCCGGTATAGGTAAGCAACGCACAGAACTGATTTACAATGCCCCGTTCATCCTCTTCAAAAACATAAGACTCGATGGGATAGGTCGTGAAGTTAAAACCGTTGAACCGTTCTTTGCCCTCAAGCTCCTCGTGAAGAATGGCAGCGGTTCCAAACGCTGTAATATCCAAATAGAATTCGTGAGTCTGCGATTGGAAATTAGAGCTGTTAAAGTCTACCCAAAGTCTTTTTGAACAGGCTTGCAACCATTCCCTCACAGCCGGAATGGTCTCCAGAACACGGTCTTCATCACTGTTCCCGAGCCTTAGATCAAACCAGCGGAATGCCCTTGAGGTCAGTGTGCCTTGCAGGTTTGCACATAGAACCTCATGTGCATGTGTGCCAACTGATCTGAAGCGTTTGCTTTGCTTTTTCTTACCTGGCGTCTGGGTGACTGTAATGGAGTTTTTTCTGGGAATAAGATGGTCGGCAATTTCCTGCCAGTTTGGTTCCCAGTTTCTCCGCTCCCGAATCAGTGTGTTGTATTTGTGTACGAGGTCTTGCGGTGTGAGGTTCATGAGTCAAACACGCTGTAATCATCCAGAGTGGTACGGGCGACTGGTCGGGTTCTGGCCCCCGAGCGCCGCCGTGCATAACGGAGTGACATGACGAGGTAACGGGTGGCGTCCATAAGATCGTCCCGTTCCTTGTGAATCCTTCCGTTCTTGCGGTGATACAGGCGGAATTCCTCCCACCAGTCTGAAAGATGCGCGGCCACTTTAAACTGCCCCGCCTCCATCATGTCCGTGATTTTCGTAATGCCAGCCTCAACCGAATTGCCGCCCGTCTCGAACTGGGCATGTTCGCGCAGCATGGAAACGCCTTCCTTCCGCCACAGTTTAGATATCGGCTCACCGGATTGGCGGTCATGCTTATGGCCGTCGTGAGGCCACGCTATCGGGATATCGGCACCCCTGTCCCGAAATGCTTTTGCATGGGCTGACGCGACGGCTCTGTTCTGTCTGTAGCAATCGTAGATGTAGACGGTATCGCTATCCCTGTCCCACCGTCCCCATACCCCTGCTACGGGGTGGTCCCAGTCGGCAAAGTCAACGGCGCCGAGTGCTGGCCAGTAAGCCGGAAAGCCCTGTGAGAATTCCTTTACATGGAAAGTGATCTCCGGTTCCATGATCGGATAAACGCGGCCAGACCCTAGCATCGGTATGCCGCGTGTCCGTGCCTCCCGCTCATGTTCGGGGTAGCTGGATTCTATTTCCTGTATGTCGTCGTCGGAATAATGCTTGGCGTCCCGCAGCTCCATCATGACATAGGTGCGGCCAGCGAGTTTTTGCGGCTCGTCCAGTGCGATGGTGGTTTCATCAAGCGCCTGGATTTCTTTTAGCGCATCCTTCTCTTCTGCAGAAAGCTGGCGTAGATCGTCCGGACGCCCATTGGCACTAAGAAAGCGAGAAACCACTGAGGACATCCCCATGAGCGGAGTAAACGTAAGTAAGATCGGCGCCCGTTTCGCATTGGTCCTTGTCAAAACCTCCGTATAAAAATCAAGGGGCGGCTCCTCGTCGTTCCACGCCCCGTCCAGTGTCTCGCCCTGCGCCTTCTCGCGGCCCTTCTCATAGGACTTAAACCAGAGGATCGATGTGCCGCCTGACACATGGCGCACCTCAACGCTGTCAAGAAGATCCGGCACACCCCTCGCTAACGTCGGCTTCCCGATAATAGCGTCCCGTGGAATCATTCCCGTCCCGTAGTCACGCTTCCGTCCCATCAGGATGCGCTGCACGTTGTCCCGTGTTGTCTCACCCGTAACCCCGCACACCCACCAGTAAACCTCGTGGTCATTGCGGTAGCCCTGCCACCAGTCGGGATAACGCCCTGTAAGGTGCATAGCGACTTCGGCACCTGCACTAAGGGTCTTACCCACCTGGTTTGCAGCCATAAGCATACGCTCGCGGTAACGCGCACCGAGATCGTGAAACTCTTTTTGCTTGGGGTAGGGTTTGTAGAACTCGAGTTGATTGAACCGCTGGTGTTGTTCCAGCTGGTCATAGATCTCCCGTAACTCCGCGAGCTTGTAGTCGCGGGACTCGTCAACCGCTAATGCAGCATCAGCCATCAAGGCAGCATAGAACTCCCAGGACGTACCCGCTGATTGGACGCCATGACTTTAGGCTTTCCATTCTTGGCGCTCTTCCTAGCCGTGCGCTTCCCCTTTGGCTTCGGGGCCTTCATAGGCTTGTAACTGACAACCATAACAACTCCTTGCAGTAGTGGGCTTGGCCATACCTAGTGCACAATAACCACTATATGTTGTGTATGCCAGTGCTATTTACCACAAGATATAGTATATTACACCATTAACGTGGATGATTAAAATGGCTTCGAAAATTAATAAAGCGAAAATGCCATAGGAGCACGGGGATGCTGAGGCGATTTAGGGGATTGACAGATTGCGAATTGATTGGTAAGCCTGAAGGGGCGTAATGTGAAGTTATATTATATATATAATACATATTATATTACTATCTATTAAAGTATATATATATCCATCAAATCGTTAAAATCGATGTCGTGGTATCGATTAACTAATTGTAATTAAACAATATAATTTTAGGCCTCCAAAAATGTCGGGTATTCCCTGGGTTTGAGGAGGTTTTTCTCGTTTAGGGCCTATTTAGAGATGTGATATAATTGTCACAGTTTGGTAAATAGAGGCCCAATGTATGATGGTGATATCGTAGTCTAACAAACACCGTGATGGGGGGTGCCACCCACCTCCTGACTAATGCACAGAATCACCACTATCCCCCTCTGGAGTGGAGAGCTCTTGCGTCAGTGCTTGTGCTCTCTGGAGGAGATCATCTAATGAAAACTCTTTTGTTTGTGTGGTTACATCCTCGTGAACTCGTGTCCCACTTCTATCCAAGAGATCTTTCATTGCAGCAAACCTCACCTGTTCTGACTTGGCTTGTGTTGCTAACTTAGCCATATGTTTCAATAACTTAGGTGTCATATGTACCATGGATTCTAAGGTCAACTCCTTAATCCGTGACTGTACATGAACCAACTTTAAAACCTGCTTAGATGCTGCTGCTCTGCTTTTATGCGAGTACCCTGCTGCAACTGCTGCTGCTGAACCGTTACCCCCATTAACCACATAGGCGTTACAGAACTTCTCCTGTTGCTCTGTTAGTCCTCTACTACTCATACCATCACCCTAATGTTACTACGCACAACTCACACTGAAATATACCACTTTATATTACCTCCCACTACCTTGCTGACCAGGAAAGTGCCTTGCTTAGAGCTTGTGTCCTACACAGTGAAGGCCCCGGCACTTTAACCATTTCCTAAGAGCCGGAAATGGACCTGTCCTAGCAACGTGGGAGCATCACATCACACACACACGCTCTTTTTATATGTAGCCATCCGAAGACCGACGACACTCGCTTACGCGCCTTCCCAAGAGGTCAGGACGTGTCGCCCTCGCGGGATTTCAAGAGGGTCTGTTACCCAACCCTCATTTTTCCACAAGCACTCATTGACCGTTTCTACAGTGTCGTCCGGTCACGAATATTATATGTCCCGAATCCAACCCAAGAGAGGTTCTGGCCTCCCTTATCTTGAATCATTCAAAGCTGATTAATTCAAGAGAGAGGGGCCACAACCTCGGGTTGTCCACTGGTCAATATAATTTCGCGCTGCGGACTCGTAGTCCTTCCCTACTTCGCCCGTGTCCTTGTCAAAAAATGGTCTTGGACAGAACCCTCCTGAAATTCGGCCTTCTGACCGCCTGAAGTTGGATTATTTGAGCGTGATTGTGCGCTCTTCTGAAATGAATTGGAGAAACCTATGAAATCCATTTTGAGCTTCCTGCTAGCACTTTCCATGATCCCATTACTGTTCGTCGTCATGTTCGGAGAGCTGATTCGAGACGTTCTCCTCGTCGCCATCAAATTACCCGCAACCTGCGCGTCGACTCTCAAGCGCTGCGTCATTGTTTGGAGGAAAGCATAATGCCCGATCTACAATCAGAACTTCAAAAATGGCAGCACCGTGAGGAGAACATCAGAACTCTCATCCATACATATCCAGAAATAGATCCTTTCAACGAGGAACTACTGAACTACTACCTCGATATGCACTGCCCCGAATAGACATTCAATGGCCTGGGTGAGCCATCAATCACCCAACTTTCTCTCATAGATCAATACATGGAGAAACACCATGAAAGAACAACAATTTAACCGTGAAAAAGACGAAGCATTTGATGAACTGAAAAGGCAACTTGCAATTATCACAAATCAAAAATCACAAATGACGGAGCGAGACTACATCATACGCTTCTATGAAATAAGATCTCAATTTAATAATAAAATCAATGAGATAGATAAAACATATGAACTATCACTTTTACGTAAAACATCCCAATCAAACGCTGCATAAACAATAGGAGGATTCTGCATACAATTTTTACGATTGTCTGAAATTAAATGACTCGGAATCAATTACATAGCACAAGAAAGGAAATCACATGGTTAAGAAAACCGCCCCCACACCCGAAGTAATCGCACAAGAGATCGAAGCAGTTACAACACTCGACATACCCGAACACCTACAAACCTACAATAGCCGTATCGAAATGGCTCGGGATGAGTACGCCAACGACATTAAAGAAGCAATCTACTCTGTCCTCGATGCCATCACTGAGGCGCATCCCTTTATTCAGGAGAAAGTCCTCAACAGCCTTTGCTGGGCTGCACACCGTCAACCGGACTATTTGTCTTCAGAAATCCAAAAGGCGGTAAGGGAACGCGACGGTAAATTTCGCAGTAGTAACCGTGGCGAAATCGACCAGCTCAACGCTGACAGCAAGACTGAGTACATCGAGCGTCTAGGCGAGGACTTAATTATCTGGACCATGCTTCAGACTGAACTCGTCACGATGTTTAATGAGCACACCTCTACCCACAATCGCCCTAAATGGGGAGAAAAAAAGGTCGCTGGTGGGCCTACCGTTAGCTACAAGGTTATTACCGATCTTGCAGCTACCTATGGTGTCGTGGCTAAGACTACCGAGGAACAAATCGCAGAAGCCGAGCAGGTTGCGGCATAACCAACATCTGAACCAGGGGTTGCATTGACAGTGCAGCCTCTGGTTATTTTTGTTGCAACGCCGCGCCAGTCGAGATTTCACGTAAATCTTTTATTCTTGTGCCCTTAACTATATCGGACACTAAAATGAACAATGATGATGATCCCACCTGCGAACAATCCGTAACCCCTGAGGAACAAGCACATCTCAGCCCGACAGACCGCCTTACTATTAAAAAAGTAAGCGCAGAAAGTTTCTCTAAATTAATGGATTGGGTTGACGCACTTTACGACAGTCACCGTAATCCCACATCTCAACGCCTTGCACACCTGACCAGAAACGAACTCGAAGAACACCGCACTATGAACGAAGTGTGCTCTACATCCTCAAGATATTTCCTGGAAGAAACATTGACAACTTCACTCAGCCCCGCACACATGGGTGAAGCATGGCGAGCCTCACCGCTGCTCGATCTCCCCCGTATCCTGCACTTACAAATACTCTGGGGCTATTTCATGGCTCATATGTACGACGATGTACGCGAGTACAGCACACCATCGTCCCTACAAAAACACCTCCACGACAACCTCGACATCGAAGTAGACATCAGAACAATCACAGAAAAAATACAAATCGGCCGCAATCTAGGCCGCTACGAAACACAGCAACTCTACAAACACGATAAACGATATATCTCCATCTACCCCACACGTATTACAACGCGTGAATGGAGGTGCATCTTTATGATTAGAATGATCGCAAGACACAACATTACCGACCTCACAGAACGTGTCATCCCACTCCTAGACCATGCACGTAATGCTATCGGTATCAAACGCAAGAAACGTGCACCAATACACCAACATCGATTAAATAAAAACCCACCTAAATGGGATACAGGACCATTTAGCGAACTGCCTACAAGCAAAATGTAAATTTACTCCCATAAAAACCCTGCCCGGAACTTCCGGGCTTTTTTTTGTCCAAAAATAAAACGAGGCACCAATGAAAATACCAATGATAAGTCTTACTGCTTTGGAAATCGGCTTACAAAGTCCGATTGTTAAAGACGGAATCACCTATGCCCGTCGTTGGCTAGGAAAAACCATCGCCGGAACCAATACCACACGTAAGGATTTTGCGGAGCTTAAAGACGATATCGCAGAGCTACGTGAACTTATTAAAAATCAGGAGAAGGCCGATGAAATTAAACCGAATGATCGACTGGATGATAGCCCAGTTCGCACCGATCCAATTTGTAATCAGCCAGGACCGACAGGGCCGTTGGAGACTGGGTTTAGTGCGGGGGACATTAAGAAACATTGGCCCAGCATATAACCGTATAGACGAGGCCAAAACCGCCTACTACATGGTCTCAAAGGAGGTAAAGGATGGCGTACGACAAAATGAAGCCAGCGGAGCAATATGAAGCTGACTGTGAGTTTGCCAAATTTGACTGTAATCAACTGATAAAGAAACTACGCCAAATGGTCACTGATGACCCCAATGCTTTTATTGACGACATTTATTACTTCGAAGGTATGAGCCGTGACCTCAAAACCATCGCTGAATACCTCAAATCAGAAGAAAAACAAGCTGCGTAAAGGAACCCCCATACAAGGAGAAAGCTATGTTGTACGAAGGCATGAATACACACGATATGTACACTACCATGAAATCAATCGCTGACAGTAGCCACGACATGATCGCCCACAGTTCTAAACTGTCCGTTTACAGCGATGGGGCAAAACGTCGTATCCACACTGAACCTATACGCATGGGTGAAAACAACTGGGAAGCAGTCAACAACTCCCTCATTGATTCCCATGCAGACAGTCAACTGGCTAAAAAACTCGACATTCCCAAGGCCTACTATGACCGTATGGCAGGTGAAAGCCCACGATTATGGGAAATCAGCTGCAATGACTGGCTCGACAAGCTCAACAAAACACTGATGCTCCGCACCTGGACCAATCGTAACAGACTTCCTTCATTACGCGCTATTGTCTCCAACAGCTATCTCCGCATCGACAACCTCGACATTTTCAAAACAATCCTTCCTATTCTCAACGAACAGCCTGACATGAAAATCGTCAGCGGTCATGTGGATGAACACAGGTTTAACCTCAAAGCGATCTTTCCACGTATCCAAGGTGAGGTCGCGGTTAACGATGTCGTCCAGGCTGGCGTACATATCCAAAATACCGAAACAGGTAACGGCGCTTTTAAAATCGAACCGTTCCAACACCGCCTCGTCTGCCTAAACGGAATGATTATTCCAGAAGCCGGGATACGAAAAGC